TATATATTTCGCACCAAAATTTGAAAACTATGGTAAGGTTAATTATGGCAACGTATAGAAAAAATCCAAATCCACTTAAATCAACAGGCAGTTTACCTCCTGTATCACCACTAGAAATAGATAGAGTACGTAGAAGTGTACTAGATGTAGTAAGGAAGAATATTCCTAAAGTTAGGTCGGTATTAAACGGTGATAGTAACTGGACTAACCAACAAGTCCGTCTATTTAGTACAATGTTAAACAAAGTAATGCCTGACTTACACCATTCTTTCAATCAACACTCTCACGAACATAAGAAAGTAACTGAATTATCTATAGATGAACTACAGCTAATAGCGTCAAAGGCAGACGAACTAGACAAAGATGTGATAGAACAAGACAATAAAGACGAGAAAATCAATGGCAATACGACACAGGAAGGGATTAATAACTCCGAACCGAAGGAAGTATCAGGGGGACAGGGAAATTAAACCTACACTATACGTTAAACAGAATGGAAAGAAATTAATGGTTGGTTCTGTTGACGGAGAATTAATATATGATATCAATGGGGAGGCTATTCCTTATAAGAGTTTGCCTTTTCATATGAATAGGGGTGGAAGCGAGAGTGGAAACCCCGATAAGGAATAAAGTATGGCAGTATCCCAAGCCCAAGCAGCTAAACATCTTTTAAAACTAAAGTTAGCACAAGGTAGTTTTGTAGATTTTGTTAAGTTGTGTAATCCAGAAATGACATTCGCTCCATTTCAAATAGAGTTAATGGAAACATTAGATAAGTTAGCCAAGGGTACACTAGGTAAACATAAACTTCTTATTACTATGCCACCTAGACACGCAAAGTCTTTTATTGCGACAGTTCATTTTCCTGTATTCTATTTAGCAAGTAATCCAACTAGAAATGTTTTATCAACTTCATATAACCAAGACCTAGCAAAAACATTTGGTAGACAAGTTAGAGACTTAGCTCGTGAACAACTTGTTGACCAAGCATTCCCAGATTTTAAAATGTCTGATGAGAGTAGAGCAGTAGATGATTGGCGTACTTCAGAGGGTGGAACTTATTATGCCACAGGTATTGGGGGTTCTACTACTGGTCGTGCCGCTACATTACTTATTCTTGATGACCCAATCAAAGCACGAGAAGAAGCTGAGAGTGCAACTCAAAGAAATAAAACTTGGTCGTATTACATATCAGCATTAACAACTCGTAAGCAACCAGAGATAGATGGAAATAAACCTATAGAGATAGTTATTCTAACTCGTTGGCATCCAGACGATGTGGCAGGTAGGTTAATGGAGACAGATGATTGGAAAGAAGGTGCTTGGGAACATATAAACTTTCCTGCAATAAAATTAATTAACAAGGGCAAGAAGGAAAGTGTAACGGAATTACCAACAGATGACCCAAGATATGTTCCAGCAGGTAAGTTAAGCACAGTATCTCCAGGTAAAAGAACTTATTCAATAGAAGAAGAAGAGCCATTGTGGGGAGAAAGATTTCCATTAGAGGAATTATATAAACGTAAAAGATTAGACCCAAGAGAATTTGCTTCTTTGTATCAACAAACACCTTACATCGCAGGAGGTAACTTAATAAAATCAGGTTGGTGGAGACACTATGATAAAAAAGATATAGAATTTCAAACAATATTAATATCTGCCGATACTGCATTTAAGAAAACAGAACAGGCTGACTTCTCTGTAATGATGGTATTAGGTTTAGATGATGGTGGAGATATGTATATTATAGATATTGTTAGAGAGAAATATGATTTCCCAGAATTAAAAAGAGCCTGTATCAATCTAAATGCCAAATATAGAGGTAAAGGTTTAAGAGGTATATACATAGAAGATAAAGCTAGTGGTCAATCATTAGTTCAAGAATTAAAACACTCTTCAGGTATGGCTGTAATACCATACAGAGTAAATGGCGACAAGGTTATTAGATTAAATGCTGTGTCTCCATTGATAGAGGGTGGACGAGTACACCTACCAAAAGAAGCTCCGTGGTTAGATGACTTTATGGATGAGGCTCAATCGTTTCCAAATGGAAAACACGATGACCAAATAGATGCCTTATCTATGGGACTAGACGCTTTGTCTAGAATGGCTGGTATCAATTCCGATATGATGAATGTACCAATCCAAATGTCGGCATCATTAAATAATAATTTCAAACAATGGGATAATACTTTTGATGATGACAAGAAGTGGCTCGACAAAGCCAGAAAGAACTCTGACAACAAATGGAGTAATTGGGGAGAGTTGTAGGACGACTTTCCGTAACACAAAGGGTACAACAAATTATGAACTACAAAAATCAGACAGCAGACAAAAACGATATTATTTGCGACTTATCTCAGCATATGAACAAGTTGACTGAGTATCAATGCATCTCAGACGACTTAACAGACGAGCAAGAAAGTAAATTAATAGATTACATTCGTGCTGCGTCCAAAATGAGTTTTGAAAGGATATCCAGACGATACGACCATTGGAAAGATGCAGATAGAGCACACGATGTTTGGGTACCAGCAGATAGTACAAAGTTTAGAGAGAAAGCAGTTGTAGCTGATACACGGGCTATAGCTGACACAGTTTTAACATATATGATGGCTGCTCTAGCAGGAAGAAATCCTATGTTCCAATTAGAAGGAATGAATAGGAAGTCTAGAAAAGCATCATTGATTTTAGAAAGATTACTTCATCAACATATGAGACGAACAGCAGGAGAGGCACGACTTGCCCAAATGTTGTTAGACAGTATTAGATATGGTTTCGCTCCTACAAAAGTTGTTTGGGATGCAAAGAATAATACAAACCATATAATTAACTTTGACCCACGGAAAGTTTTTCCTGACCCAAGAGTTAATTGGGGGGATTGGGAACGTATGCAGTTCATCGTTTTTAGTGATTACGTTTCCACGAATGCCTTAATGGCTTCGCAGATGTATCCCAAACTAAACAAATACCCAGGACTGCGTAAAAAGCAGGGTAGGAAAACTGCTTGGGATGCACATAAACATTGGAGAGAAGAAGGTAGAGGATTATCAATTAATCCTGAAGAGCCTTCAGGTAGTGAAAATGGACATCACTTTACATTAGACAACGCAAGAGTTGTTGATGAGATGTGGGTTCGTTTACAAGGTTATGAAATAGGAATTCCAAGTATAGAACAGATTTGGATGGTGATGACAGTTATTGATGAAGAAGCAATCATTAGATGTCAACTAAATCCATACGGGCAACAATTCCCTGTAGTAGTGGGAGGATTGTTTCAAGACAGTCATAAAACTTTTAGCCAATCATTATATGACTTGTTACTTCCTCTTCACGAGGTTTCAACTTGGTTATTACGTTCTAGAATAGATAATGTTCAAGCCGCTCTTAACAATCTAATGTTCGTAGACCCAACTCAAGTATCTATCCCAGACTTGATTGATAGAAACCCTTGGGGAGTTGTCCGAACTATGCCAGGTGCTAAACCAGGTGACGGAGTATTTATAGCTCAAGTTCCAGATGTAACTAAAGGTCATTGGCAAGATATAGCCGCTATGTCTGATTTGAAACAAAGAGTATCTGCAGCTTCGGATGCACAACAAGGTGTTCCAACAGCAGATGGAATTAGAACTGCAACAGAAATTGCTCGTCTGACACAACTAGGTTCACAGCGTTTAGGTGTGTTAGCTAGAATAATGTCAGCTACAACAGTACGACCAATGGCAAGAATGATGGTACAAAACTTACAAGATGCTGTAGCAATAGAAGGTTCATTAAAGGTAGATGTAGATAAAATGCCAGGTGAACTTGTTAAGCAAATTGAAGATGGATATTTGGACTTTGATGTTTCTGCTCTACAAGGTAATATAGACTACTTAGTTATTGACGGAACTCTTCCAGTAGAACCATCTAGAAATGCTGAAACTTGGATGAATATGTTACAGGTTGTTTCGCAATCAGGACTACAAATGGAATACAAAGCTGGTAAGATTGTGGAAGAAGCAATTAGAGCTATGGGTGTTTCAGACATAGAACAATTTAAAATATCTGAAGCAGAAAAAGAAATGGGACCAACACCGTCTCAACAAATGTCGATGATGGAAGCACAGAAAGGTGTATCCACAGACGTTATGTCCCAAGAGGCTTTAATGAAAGAAGCAGACAAAGGGAACATAGTTCTAATGTCGGAAAAGAGAAGAGGATAATATGGCAAACAAATCAAATGGCTTATCACCAAGTACAAAATTAACTCCTATTGATAAGGAGTATATCAAGGCTTTAATTGATGAGGCTATGGAGAGTTTATCTCAAGATGTCAAAAACGATTTAGATAGCACTAAGGTTGAATTAGACCCTAACAAAGCATCTTCAGGAAAATGTAAATGTAGTAAAAAGATGGACGACATACAGAGTGATTTAGATAAACTAAAAATACGATATGAAAAAGATGATAAATATACGATGACGAAAGCACGTATCATTGATTTCATAGAAAGAAACAGGATTGAATAATGACAGTAGTACCTACAAAACCAAAGTCGGAACAGCTAGAATTTAGGTCAGCTAAGACAGGCGTACATAGTCTTGATGACTATTTAGAAGCCTGTGAACTTGGTACAGGTTCTAATGTAAAAACCCTGCCTAATGTTTTAGGCACATTATTTGATGCGAGTACAGGGTCAGTTATCTCAACAGCAGTACAATTTAGGGTAAAACCTGCTGATGCTAATAACACATTACAGGCTAGATTTGGCACATATACAAATGCCACAGATGGCTGGGCTGACTTAAACCAAGGTATCTTCAGACAAAGAGGAGCTTGGGCAACCAATACATCATATGATAGATTAGACTTTGCAGAGGACGACAGTAAGTACTGGGTATGTCATACATCGCATACTAGCACGGGTTCACAAATCGACCAGAGCAAGTTTAATGTAGTGTTTGATGGAGCACAAGTTTTAACAGAGATACAAACATTTAATCAAACTACTGCACCGAGACTGAAAGATTTAGAATTGGAAGTTTTGTTGGAGTTGGGCATAGTATAAAAAAAGGAGTGATATACAAATGGCGATGAACACATTAAAAGAAGTTGTAGAGGCGATAAAAACTCGTTCCAAAACGATAGCCAACACAACATCAGGAACGGTTGCAGGTTCAACTGCAAACGATATGGTCTATATTGCGAAAGCAGTAGAGGCAATAACAGGTGCAGATGCACTACTACAACTTTTCGATGAGGCAAACGAGCCTTCAAAAAGTTTAGATTATTCAACAGCAACAAATGGTGAATGGACATTAACAATAGATGACATTTCGAAACCAGTAATCAAGTTAACTCAGGCTTCCACTCCTAGCCAAAGTGAACTTAAGGTTATTGTTCCGAATAGAGCATTCACTACTGTAATAAGAAACACAACAACTAAAGATGTAAGGGTTCAATACGCAGGAGCACAAACTGCTGACACTTGTATTATTAAACCAGCTAAAACTGGTTGGGTAATGGGTGACTATGCAACTACAGGAACTGCACAAGTTACACACGTTGTAGACGTTGAAGCAATCACTTCTGCTTTAGTAACTGTTACAACGAACCAAGGTGATATGATTTACAACCAAGGTGTTCCAGTTGATACTACGTTTGCTATCAAAGTAAAAGTGAACACTATGGGTGGACAAAATTATTTTCAATTCAGACTACCGAATGAAAGTGCATATCAAAACCATATAAATTATAAAATCTTTAGAGGAAAAACTTACGACTTCGATGTCTCTGACAGTTCAATGACAGGGAAACTTCTTAAGTTTTCTACAACTAAAGACGGAACACACGCATCGGGAACAGAGCTTTTAGATATTGCTCCAACAGATAGCACAAATGATATTACTTACACAGGAACTGCTGGTCAGTCATCTTCTAAAGTAACAATCGTTGTACCTGCTAACGCAACAGCAGATGTTATCTATCCATATGATGCAACAGGTTCTGCAACAGGCGTAGGTGGAAATTCACAATTTGATTTAGTTACTGCTTCAGGCGAAGCAAGACTTCCAATCGGTGAAACTGGTACTGCATTAATGGCTAACCACGGAGTTCCTACTTGGGACAAAGTTGGTAAACAAGCAGGTCACGTATACAGACTAGGTAATGATATTACTTGTCGTGTTGCTGACCCTAAAGCACCAGGTTATCCAGGGGCACAAAATAATGGATATACTAGAAATCACTTCTCATTAATTTCAGAAGTAACTGATAGTACTAATTTTCCATTACACGCAAACAAAGGTATTTATCCAAACGATATGCCTTGCACGGCTAAAATGGTTTATAGAGGTGGGGATTGTATCGTTCAGTATGATGATGGTGGACATAAAGTAGCTTTCTGGTGGGGTGGTTCAAGTAACTATTCTATGCCAGACCCTACTAACTCAAACAGAAGTGGAATGAACCCACACGCATACAAAGACCAAACTAAAGGCTATGACCAATATAGTTATGAAAATCAAAACGGGAATGTTATTCAATCAACTCGTTGTTGGGATTCATCTTATTATCTAGACGACAATGGTCAAATGTGGGCAGGTGGATATAACAATGTTAAACAATTAGGTGTTTCTCACGCAACTACAGAATACAGAGTTGTACCAGTTCAATTTCCAGGTACGGCTGGTAGAATAGTTTACTATGCTCCTTGTGGACACAGTACAACTAATAGAACTGTTATGGCACTTGATGATGCAGGAAAAGTATGGGCTTGGGGTTACAATGGTCACAACCAAGTAACTTCTAGTAACACTAATAACCAAGGAGTTCCTACTGAAATTGCAGGTCTTGCAGGTAAAGATATAAAAGCAATTCAAGTAATCGACAGTAACTCTCCAACTTGTTATGCCCTTTCAGGTCCGACAGATGGATACAAGCTATATGCTTGGGGTTATAACAACAGTTACCAATGTGGTAATGGTACTCAAAACCAAGTAGCTGCTAACTCACCAAATCAATTAGAAGCTGGAACTAACAAGAAGATTGTTAAATTCTACGCAGGTGGTGCAGATGCTATGGGTGGAGTTATGATGCTTAACGAAGATGGATTGTTATACTACTGTGGATACAATAACACAGGACAATCTGGAGACAACAATGCTTCAGGAAACAAAACAACTCCAACTCTTGTAAGTACATTTAACTCATCAACAGCAGGTCTAAAAGTTATGGATATGTGGATGGGACAAGGATACGGTCAAGCGTGTTGGTATGCAACTACTGATAACGGAGACTTCTACAAGTGGGGTCCAAATTCTAACGGAGTTTCTGGATGTGGTTCTACTTCAGGTTCTCAAAACGTACCAGTTAAAGATAGCTCGTTGAAATGGGTTTCTAAAGTTGTGTGTGGTTTCAGTTGCACAAGTACTTCATACTACTATGGAGCTACGTGGTGTATTGCTCACGACAACGAAGATGATTGGAAAAACAAAGTTAACGGAACTATATATGCTTGGGGATACCAACAGTATGCTTTAGGTATATACGGTGTAGCAACAGCTATAAACCTTAGTTCTCCAACAGCGTTACCAATGCCTTATGGATATCAAGGTAAAGTAAGAGACATTGATATCAATGGTTATGGCTCAGGTAGTACGATTGAAACAGGTTTCAACGTATTAATGATGGATGGTACAATGTGGACTAACGGACAATCCAATAACT